GATTTTGTCTTGGAATTGTAGTTGTTGAGCTACTTATGGAGAGAATATCATGACTGTTACTATACCTATATATGTAATTAATTTTGTTATAGCTTTTTTTCTTTTTATAGCTGGTGTTATTTTTGGTATTATAAATGAGTTATATGAATAATAAATTATATAAAGTTGGTATGTATGGTGGCAAATTTATGCCATTACATTTAGGTCATTTATATTGTATTCAAACTGCTATGAAAGAATGTGAAACTTTACACGTAATTCTTTTCTTTGGTGGTGCAGATGAAGAAAGAATATTAAAAGAATATTTTGGAGAAAAATATCTTTCTCTTGAAGAAAGAATAAAACAATTACAGAAAATATGCCTTAAAATTAGAAAAGAACAAGAGAAAATATTATTTGATAGTAATAAAATTACATTTACATTTACAAAGCCAAGCATAATATTTCACACTATAGATGTCTCGGAGTGTCGTACTTCCATTGGTGAAGAAGATTGGGATGCTGAAACACCTTTAGTACGAAGTATTGTAGGTCCACAATTAGATGCAGTTTACAGTAGTGAACCTAGTTATGGAGAATATTTTAGTAGAGCTTATCCTGAAGCTGTACATAGATTAGTAGATGTAAAACGATTACATTATCCTATTAGTGGTACTATAATTCGCCAAATGACAAATAAAGAAGAAAAAATGGAATGGATGGTATAATATGGAAAATATCAAGAAAAGTTTTCGTGAAATGAAGTGGTATGAGTGGATTATGGCAATTATTATGATTGCTATTGCCGCACGAGCTATGATTTTAGGGCTTACAACTGGTTTTGCAAATGGGAATCCTGGTTGGCTAACAGTTTTAAACTTTATTAGTGCTATTTGTGGAGTATTTTGTGTATTTTTCTGTGCTAAAGCTAATATTTCTAATTTTGCATTTGCTACAGTAAATACTATTGTATATGCAATTTATCTTGTATATTGGAAAATTTGGGGTACTGCGGCACTTGAAATTCTCTATTATTTGCCTATGAATTTTGTATCATGGTATTTTTGGGCAAAACATAGAGATAAAGAAATTACTCAGAAAACAAAAACAAAACGACTTACAATGCCACAAAATTTATTGTGTGCAGTAATCATTTGTGTTTCAGCAGTTATTTATCATTCAATTTTAGTTAGAATCGGTGGTAATGTTGCATGGTGGGATGCTTTTACTCTTGCAATTGGTATTGTAGCTACTATTCTTGAGTTGCTTAGATATGGAGAACAGTATATCTGGTGGCTAGTTACAGATTTCGTTGCGGTAGGTATGTATATTGCTCATTTTGATCCAGTTTATTTAACCAAAAAATCTATATATCTTATTATGGCATTTATTGGTTTATATAATTGGTTTAAGTTGAATAAAGAAAGAAATTCAGAGAACGAATAATTGATAGAGATTATGCTATTAGTTTAAAGAACTCTTTTATATCGTAGATTGATTACAGGAAAAAAATTGTAATGAGTTTGCCGAAAAGACTTGACAAAAAGTAAAATTTAGTTTATAATATATGTATAATTAAAAAAAGGAGAAAAATATGATTTCACTATTTTTTGGTTTTAAGCGTATTGGTGTGTTTAATTCTTATAATGCTTTTCATATGTATCTCATTGAGCGTGGTATTCCTCATCGTATGAATGAAAATGGTGAAGTTGATATTTGTAAAGCTGAAGGTTATTGGTATAATTAGGAGAAAATATGCCAACTAATGAAGAAGTTTGGTATCATCAAATGATTGAAGAAGGTTATATTCCTGATGAAGATGGTTATTATCATTGGAAATCTTGTAATGAAGATAGAAATCTTCTTGACTTTTCTGAAATGTTGTAGTATAATTAATATATAATTAAAAAAGAGGGATAAAAATAATAATGACAGAAGTAAAAATTTCTTATAATAATGACGAATATACTTTAGAAGAGCTTCTTCAAAAACTATCTTCTTCAGAAGAAAAAATTAAGGAATTACAAAATAAAGTAAATGCTTATGCTATGGCAGATGGTATTAATACTGCACGTAAAAAATATGAAGAAGAATGTATTAAAAATTTAATTAAAGAAAATTTAAATAAAAATATTGATTCTTTAAAAGAAATTATTTCTCTTAGAGAAGAGAATATTAGATTGAAAGAGCAAATTGATAAATTAGAAGAAGAAAAATCAGCTATTGCTTGGATGGGTGTTATATTAGCATCAATGAAAAATAATGATAAATAATAGGAATGTTTTTAACATCTCTATTTTCTATTTTTATAGAAATTTTCTTGACTAATAAGCAATATTATGATATAATTAAAATGAGGAATAACCAAGGTGGTAAGTCCCTCTGCAAAAGGGATTGAGTGATTTCGAGTATCACATTCCTCTTTAGGAATTTTGTCATAGAATTAAGGAAAATTCTTGACGAATAAGAAAAATGGTGTATAATTAATATATAATTAAAAATGAGGGCTTCGTTCAGTGGTAGGACGGCTGTCTCCAAAACAGCAAACGGTTGTTCGATTCAACCAGACTTCGCTTGTGAAATTTTGTCATGAAGTTAGAAATCTTCTTGACAGGTAAGAAAAATTGTAGTATAATTAATATATAAATAAAAATGGGGAACTTCAAAATAGCTAATTGAAGAGATAATATTTTAATAGCCTAGAATATTAAAATAAGCCATTTGAATTTTATTCATCTAGGAGAATATAAAATGACTTGTGGTATTTATAAAATACAAAATAGAATTAATGGAGATTGTTATATAGGACAATCGAAAAATATTGAAGTAAGATGGGAAACTCATAAAACTATTGGTAGAAATTATAATTTAAGTTATGCTAATATTTCATTATATAAAGCATTTTATAATTATGGGTTAACTAATTTTGAATTTTCAATTCTTGAAGAATGTCAATTAGATCAATTGGATGAAAAAGAGATTTATTGGATAAAATATTATGATTCATTTAATAATGGATATAATATGACTCCTGGTGGTCAGGGATTAAAAACAATTGGTAAATTATCTGAAAATCAAGTATTAGAAATAATAGAATTACTTAAAAATAGTAATTATACACAAATTGAAATTGGAGATATGTTTGGAGTAAATGTAAATAGTATTAGTTGTATTAATACTGGTAAATATTGGTATCAAAATAATGTTGAATATCCAATAAGAAAACCAAATTACATTTACTGTAAATGTAAAATTTGTGGCAAAAAATTAACTAATGGTAGAGCCTCTAAAACTAATTTATGTTGGGAATGTTATAAAAAAACTTTATCACCTCAAAAACCATCTAGAGAAAAATTAAAACAACAAATTAGAACTATGACGCTAAAATCTATTTGTGATTTTTATCAAATAAAAGATAGAGAAATTATTAGAAGATGGTGTCGAGAATTAAATTTACCACAAAAAAGTGAAGTTAAAAACTATTCTGATGAAGAATGGAATAATTTATAAATAAAAAGAAAGAAGGTTTAATATGCCTAGTATGTCTGTTATGGAAATGAATAAAATGGTTAAGGAATCTGTCCTGTCTGCTCTGTTTGAAGATGGTCTGAACGCTGTTGAAACCGTTCAGGTTGATTCTTATAAGTGGGTTATCCCGGTTGAAGTTGATGGTGAACAGCGGTTCACTACTGTTACTCTGACTGCCAACAAGGCAGATTATGATGAATCGAATCTGGCTGACGATGCTGAGAAGTATGCTGAAAAGGTTGCTAACGCTAAGCAGCGAGAAATTGATCGTGCGGCTAAGCGTGCCGAAAAGGCTGCTAAGGCTGCTGCAAAAGCTGAACAGGAATAATTTACAAATAAGAGTAGGCCAGTGCCGCAATTGAGGTGCAACTCCTCAATATTCTTCACAGTCACTTTGGTGTGACGACACGGAAAAATGAGCAGATGGCACCGTGGGCATGTCGAATTCAAGCCGCTCATGACCGTAATGGTTGTTCACATTCAGCCAACTCACGTTATAGTTAAGCGTAAGCAATAGCGTAGCAAATGTGAAACTTTATTATGCACAAACTCGGTGGCTAGACACCATCATGCCTATGATAGAGAAAAATTTTCTGTTAATGCACACTATGCGGCGGGAAGGATTTAGACACCTTCTGTTCTTTCCAAAATGCTTAGTAACAGGAAATATATAAAAATTCTAAGATGGATTATGGGTGGTACCCTTGATACCATATATCACTTAGGACTTCGCCTGGACGAAGGAACAAATGCCCAGAGGTTTGCCGATAACTGAAACGGACGTAAATCTGAGTTTCTTTTGCAGAGTAAGTTACAGTAAGCAATACGAAAACTTGCATAATAAAAATTCAAACTGCACCGTATTCTTGTTATTTCTTATATGGTAAAATATCGAGAAGAAAAAGAAATAACATTTGCCCTTGTAGCTCAACTGAATAGAGCATGGCACTTCTAATGCTAAGGTTGCTGGTTTAAATCCAGTCAAGGGCACTCACAATTTTTGTAATGGATTTAGAAAAATCCTTGACAAATAAGAAATATCGTGTTATAATTAATATATAATTAAAAATAAACAATAATAAAAGAGGTGAATTATGTCTTCTATGTCTGTTACTGAACTTCAAAAAGCTATTAAAGACTCTGTTGTCCATCCGATGATGGAAGTTGGTCTTTCAAATATTGAACTTATCCAAGTGGATAATTATAAATGGATTGCGGTTACCGAAGTTGAAGGTGAGCAGAGATTTTGTGAAGTTTCACTAACTGCAAAGAAAGCAGATTTTACTTATGAAGATGCTCAGGCTGCGAATGTGAAGTTCATTGAGAAATACGAGAAAGCTTGTCAGCGTGAAGCAGATAGGGCGGCTAAAAAGGTTGTTAAAGGTGAAACTAAAAGTGATAAACCGCGAAATTCATCTGGAAATTTGGAACATTTTGAAGGTGAATATATTCCGTATGATGAACGTTATGCAAATAATGATTTCTAAAATTTGTAATAAATTTAGAAATATACTTGACAAGTAAACAATATTGTAGTATAATTAATATATAATTAAAAATAAAACTTGGGGTTGTGGCGAAATTGATGAGACGCGCTGCGCTGTAAACGCAGTACATAGGAAACACTGGTGGTTTAAATCCATCCAATCCCACTAGCCTAAAATAGGTACATCAAATATCTCCTATTTTGTTTATTTACATTCATAAGGTATAAGGTAAGCCTTCTTGTGATGTGCAATTCATCAAGTACCTCTTCTTTAGTGACGAAACTGTATTATCCCTCCTAATACATAACTGCCAGTTTTTACTTTCGAGTTTTAGAAGCAGTTGCCGAAAGGTATGCTTCATTAGCTCAATCGGCAGAGCAATTCTCTCTTAAAGAATAGGTTGTAGGATCATACCCTATATGAAGCACTATACTCCGTAAGCATTTCTAGTGATGCACAGGTCTTTTAAACCTGAGAAGAGAAGGCAGCATTCTCACGGGGTACTTTAAGCACTCTTGTATTTACCGGAGTTGAGTTGTTTAGACTTGTGTCTCTCACGCACAGTAAAACTATGAGAGAGGTTTACAGATTGTAACATGTGTCCCTCAGCTAGTAACCGTAAAAACTAGAAGACGATGATTTGGCAATCATCCTTAGACACACTATATTGCTTATAGTTAATAAACTCGAGATAAACCTATAGGTGATATGCCAAATGTGGAAAATTTTCCTGGGGTCAAATGACGACTGCATGATAGCGGTGGCAGTATAAACATAGAGCTGTGCTCTGAGCCAATGCGGAGGATAATCAATAGTAGGCGCAAAGCAGATTAGACTTCACACTAAGGTCATCCAAGGGTGCGTGAATACCTGAATGAATGAAGTGTATATAGGTTTGAGGATAGCGGCTAACCTTAATAGGAGCTATCAAAACCATACTAGTATGAGTGAGGTTTTCTTGTTCCGCACTATAAGCTAAAAAACAAGGTATGAGAGTGAAACTTTAAAGTGAAGTATATGTTATATAACATACAAGAAGGAGCATTACCTTCCTCTCTCTTTAAACAAATAAGTCAAAGCTGTTAAAAGCAGAAAGTTTATTTGTGTACACTGTTATCATCGCAGTATAAATACAAGTATGACGCGATACGGATAGACTTCTCACTATAGTCGCTGTGGGATGCGTGAATACCCTTTTAACGAATGAAGTGAACTGAATGGAAAAGTCGTGTTGGATTCCGGCAGATGAAAGTCTTAGTATATTCCCTTAATACACCATTCAAAACTTGTGTCTATCACCGCACAGTAAAACTAGTGATAGAGGGTTGGAGATTGCTTGCAGAGCTCCTCACCTTTCCCCTGAAAATAAAAGATTGTTCTGACTGAACATTAAGTCGCTCTGTGCATATTCTATGATTAACCGGAATCATAATATATGCGTTACTTATTAGAAGATCTTCCTGGTAAGTGCTTGTACAAGTTGATGTGTTGAACCGCACGCTAAAGGTCAGTTTAGGCGGGTAACTCAGAACCCCTGTGTTTCTCTATTCCACGGTAAAATAGACAGTGCGCATAATGCCGAATGGGCGATGAAACGTGATTCGGCATTTTTTATTTTATATAACAATTTTCTTGACTTTTTTGAAAAGTTGGAGTAAAATTATTATATAAAATAAAAAAGAAAAAGGATAAGCGTATGAAAAGTAAAACTCAAAAGATGAAGTTATTGAATAAAAAACAAATAGACTTCAATCAATTTGTCTTAGATCATGTAACTCCTATTTTTGATAAAAGAAAGTATAAATTTGATTTAATCAATCCTCCTCTTTTGCAAGAAGAATGGAATGGTAATAATATTTTACTTACTATTCCATATGGGACAAGACATGAACCTTATTTAGCTAGAGTTATTAGTGAATGTTATTCTGATCCTAAAAAATTTATTGTAGTTGTACTCGGAAGTAAAACAAACACAAATTTTTTCCATCGTTTGATCTTTCCATATGCTGAAGAAATTTCTTTCGTTCTTAAAGGTAAAAGACCTTGTTGTTTTTGTGTTTTTGCACATGGACTTACTAAAGTGGCTTTTAAGAATGATGATGTAGATAATATTTTTACTACAGTTGGAACGACTAAACAGGATTGGAAATATCAACCTGGACAAATGATTGATGAATGTACAAATGATTTATCTATTTTAGATGAACCAGAAACAGATTAAAAATTTGACAATTTTATAAAAATAATATATAATTCTCTTATAAATGGGGAACATATTGTCGACAATATGAGATAATGTTTAATGGCCTATTACATTAAACAAGCCATAAATTTTATTCTAATAGGAGAATTATATGCATAATATTGAAGATTTAACAGGTAAAAAATTTGGAAGATTATTAGTTCTTGAAAGAGCACAAAATAGAAATGGTGCAGTATATTGGAAATGTCAATGTGATTGTGGAACAATAAAAGAAATAAGAGGATGTCATTTAAGAAGCGGTGGTACAAAAAGTTGTGGATGTTTATCTAGAGAATTAGCAAGTAAACGTATGACTACTCATGGTGAAAGAAAAACACGATTATATGAGATCTGGTATAATATGAGACAAAGATGTACTAATCCAAATTTAAAATGTTATAAAAATTATGGTGGAAAAGGTATAACTCTTTGTGAAGAATGGAAAGATTATCAAAATTTTAGTAATTGGGCTAAACTGAATGGATATACAGAAGAATTAACTTTAGATAGAATTGATAGTAATAAAAATTATTGCCCTGAAAATTGTAGATGGGTTTCACAGTTAATTCAACAAAATAATAGAACCAATAATCATTATATAACGTATAATAATAAAACTCAAAGTATGGCTGATTGGGCAAGAGAAATGAATTTGACGCCTTCAGCTTTACAACATAGATTAAGTCGTAATTGGACAATAGAAGAAGCATTAACCATACCAATGTATGGACGAAGAATAAAAGAAAGTGGATAAATATGATTGAATATATTGTTAATAAAGATAAACGCACTGTTGTTGCAATGATTAAGTTTGAAGATCATCAGGAATGTTTTGAAAATTGTGATTATATTTTTGACAGACTCGCTGATGCTTTAAGCATGATTAAAGGTAAAAAGTTTAGTTGGCCTTCTAAGTTTTATTCAAAATATGAACCTAAAATGTATTTTCCTCGATATATGTCTGCAAAAGCTAAATGTTCTCCTAATGATGAATGGAATGAAGAATATGGCAAAGAACTTGCGCGACAACGCTTGGTAAATAAAATTCATAGGTATCGCAGTAATTGTTATGGTATTATTGCTGATACTATTGAAGAGATTTCAGAACGTTTTATTGGTTATTAATATATAGAAAAGAGGAAATATGAGCGAACGTAAACTTGCTTCTGTACAAAAAATTAAATCTGTGGAACCAATTGAAGGACGTGATAGAATACAGCTCGCTCATGTGTTGGGCTGGACTGTTATTGTCGGAAAAGAAATGCAACCTGGTGATCTTTGCGTGTACATTGAAATTGATAGTGTTCTCCCAGATCGTCCAGAATTTGAGCAAGCTAGAAAACGTTGTAACAGAATTCGTACCATGAAAATGGCTGGTGTTTATTCTGAAGGTATTGTTTATCCTATGTCTATTCTTCCTTCTGGTAATTGGAAAGAAGGAGATGATGTAACTCAGATTCTTGGAATTACTAAATATGATGAATATGGTGATGAAGAACCTGTTAAAGTTTCTAAACAGCCTAAATATAATTGGTTTCAGCGTTTGTGGTATCGTATTTTCGGTTTTCCACAAAGAAAAAAGGGCGGTTTTACTACTTTGGTAAGTAAAACTGATGAAACTCGTATTCAAAATATTCCAGAAATTCTTTCTTGTAAAGAACCACTTACTGTGAGCGAGAAAGTAGATGGTTGTTCAGCTACTGCTACTATTGAGAGAACTTGTTTTGGTCATAAATTTAATCTTTATAGTCGCAACCTTCGTCTTGGTAAAGATAATTCTCACTATTGGCGTGCAGCTGAAATGTATGATCTTGAAGAACGTATGGAACTTATGATGAATGAATTAAATGTTCCTTGGCTTGCAATTCAAGGTGAAGTTGCTGGTCCAGCAATTCAGAAGAATCCCCTCCAATTGAAGGATATTGATTTTTTTGTATTTAATATTATTACTCCGCAAGGTCGTTTTGGAAACAAAGAAATGGTAGAACTTTGTTATCGTTATGGACTTACAACTGTTCCCATTATTTCTTATGACTATATTCTTCCTGATACCGTAGAGGAAGTTCTTAAGTATGCAACTGGTCCTTCTATGGTGAATCCGCAAGTTATGCGTGAAGGTATTGTTTGTCGTAGTCTTGATGGAAAGAAATCCTTTAAAGCAGTAAGTCCAGAATACCTTGTGCGGCACAATGCATAATTAATTTTATATATAAAAATAATAGCCTACTTATAAAAATGTAAGTAGGCTATTTTTGTAATTATTTTAGAAATATACTTGATTTTTTTGAAATATTGGTGTATAATTATTGTATAAATAAAAATAAACAATAGGAGATAAAAATGTATAAATATTCTCTTTGTAAAAAAGATCATGTATTATTTAATTTTAATACTCAAGAAGAGTTACAAAAATTTTTAAAAATAAATTATATTGATTATGAAATATATTGGGATCATATGACTTCAAAAATAGCTCCTCTTCCTTATGTTCATATTATAGATGAAAATTATTATTTTACCAAAACAGAAGAATGTATTTTTCATGTTAATACTGAAGATTTTTAATAGGAGATAAATAGATATGAAAATGTATTGCGTTATGCATAAATCTGATTATACTGATAATGATGTAAAAAATATGATTTATCCATATAATATCCAACATCATTATAGTCGAGCTACCTATTGGGAACCTGAAGAAGATGATATTGAATATGATATAAGTTTTGAAGATGATTTTCATAAAGTCGTTCAAATTGCTGAATTTTATTATTATGATAATGAAAATCCATATGCAGTAATTATAAATGATAATACATATTGTCTAAATGAAAAAGATAATTGGGAAGAGATATTAAAAAATCTCGGTTGGATTTTCTTTGAAGATTGGGGAGATATAAGTGAATCTAAAGAACATGTTGAGTGTGAATTAGAAGATTGGATTAATAAAATTGCAGAAGATAGAGCTTGGGAAATTGTAAACGAAGAAGAAGGGATGTAATATGGGTATGTTTGATATTTATACTATGACAGAACAGTATGAACTTTATGATATGATTGATTATAAGAATGCTTATATTGGTTGGGAACAAGATGAACAGAATCCTTGTCTTGAACATCAAGTTGTAAAAGAAGAATTGAACTTAATGTATAATCTGTATGATTATATTTTATGTGCGGAAAAACTTCCAAATAAAATTATTATTCATTATGGATATGAGTTTAGTGAAAGTATTGAAATGCCTTATGATACAGCGCAAGAATGGTTTTATATTCATGGATATAATAAGTGTATGCAGTATATTTTAAAAGAAAGTTATGCCTGTCTTGAATATGCTATCAATGGCGTAGAAGAATTTTGTAAGGTAGTTGCGCATAATAAAGCTGAACAAAATTTTTTAGAAGGATATGGATACTAAATTTAAACTTTATGTGAAACCGGAATATAACTTTTTACATTGGCTTAATGATGAACAAAATAATTATAAAGGTTATGGGTTTTGGAATAATTTTTGTGTGCGGAAAGAGTCAATTACAGATAAAGGCATATCCATAGATTTCATTGAGTTTAGTAGAGAAGGAAAACCACGAGTTGCTTATCATTATTTTAGTAAAGACTTTACCTTTGGTGGCATGTGGAATTTTACTAACTATGATAATTATACTGAAGCATGGAGATATTTAAGAGTTCCGGCATATTTTAATTCTTTTAAGGAAGTTATAAATTGTTTATTAGAATATTATAATAAAAAGATTAATTATCTTTGTGGTCAATTTTTATCGTAATATTAAGGAGTAATTATGTATAGTATTGAAAAAGATATTACACTTTATAAAATTATCAATTTTACTGAAGATGAAGTTAAAGATTTAATTAAGAGATATAAAGATGATTGTTGGTATTGGTATGAAAGACAAGAACAAGAAATACCTTTTGAAGAATATATCAAAGATAAAGATATGTTTGAAGATTTTATTTATGAGAATTATTTATATGATTGGAATACATTTGTAGAAGACAGATCAGATGATAATATCTATGATTTCTATAGAGATGTTGAGAAATTTTTGTAATAAAATTAGGATTCTTCTTGACAATATACAAAAGTTGTAGTATAATTATTATATAATTAAAAATAGGAGATAAATATTATGGCTATTAATAATACTCAGAAAAATGTTATTGCAAAAAAACAAGAACTTTGTAGTAAAATTATTGCGGCTTTACGTGCAAGTGAAGAATTTGCTGATGTTGATTATTTTGAAGTTGTTGGAGATTGTAATATTGCTTTTTATGTTGTAGATGGTAGTGGTAAAAAGCAAGTTTTTGAATTATCTGGTAGTTTTAAGAAAGCTAATACAAAACTTTCTGCAAATAGAGAGCCTGAAGATATTATGTGTGATCTTTTGGATGCTTATGAAGCTAAGCAGGAAGGTAGGAGATGTCGTGAAGCCTTAGCCGCATCTTCTAAAAAGAAAAATGAAGAATAATGAATATGTACTTTGGTATAATGATTCTATAATTAATTGTGATTCTAATCTATCAAATTTTATTTCTTATCTTGAGGATAATTTTATAGATTATAGAATTATTTATGGTAAAGATGGAAGAAAGCAATTGATTTTTGCAAATCCAAGATTTTGGGTAGAATATAATGGCAAAAGAGGAAAAATATAATGGCAAAATGGTATTCTGTTGAAGTTTTAGGTGAAGAAGAGGAAGAAAAATTTATTGTTAATGAATTTATTTGTTCTGTTCTTTCTCCTGCTGATGTACAGCAATGTATTATTGCTAAATTAAATAATATGTCATTTATAAACTTAACTGAAATTGATGAAGATAGTTTTTTCCCTTTTGAATATACTGAGCGTTCTCCATATCTTTATGTAAAAGAAAAGGGTGATTATAATCCAAAACAAGTCTATTATAGATATTTTGTTTGGGCAAAAAGTTATAATGAAGCTATTAAACAAGTAGAAAAAAATATTGAGGTGCCGCATGAGTAAACCAATTGGGTATCATTTTTATTGTATTGTAGTAAATAAAAAACTTGTTAGTACACAAAAACTAACGCCGCAAATCATGTTAAATTTGGTAAGATATATTATTGAAACTTTTGGTGATAAAGATTACGATACAGTTGCAGATTTGTTTGATTATTGGCCTGTAGATTTTAGTTTAAGGTATAGTAAACCTGTTCAAAGTTTATACATTGATTATGATGATAATCATAAGGCTTTAGAGAGTGGTTTTATCGTGTATGCAAAAACTAAAACAAATGCCGAAAAAGCTATGAACGATTGGTTGAAAGATGAATAATATGGAAAATAACCTTTATCTTATTGCTATTGCGGCACCTCTACAGGATATTGCAGAAGAAATACATTTAGAAAAAATATATTGTACTATTCAATCTTTTCGGGGTAAAGAAGAAATTTTTATTGGCGAATATGCACCTAATTGGGATAGCATAAAAAATAACTTTTATGTTATTGAATATAATCAAGATAAAAAGTTCTATTCTATTAAGTCATTAGGAATTGATTATGAATATTATACTGAAAAAGAAAAAAATTTATTTCAGTATATGGATAGTAAGGGATTACAATTTATAGGAGCTTATCATCCATTAGGAGATATTTTTCACTCCTATCCTATGGTTATTCTTGAATGTATACGTTGGACCGCAGATGTCGCTTGGACAAAAGAAAAAATGAAACAATTAGTAGGTGAATAGGAGTAATATGATTTCAGAATATGCTATATTTGATTATTGTATTTGTAGTGATAAACTTAAAATTTATTTTCCAAAAAGCTCATATACAGTTAAAGAATTACAAGAAATATATTTGACTATTCCTACTGGACCATCATATCTTTCTTATGAAAAAGAAGATAATGTAAAGGAAAAGTTTAATCAATTTGTTCAATTTGAAGAATTAAAGATTAATAAAACAAATGGTATTCATGGAGAAGAGATTCTTTCTGTTGATGTATTTGTCGTTTATGATGAAATTGGAAATTTAGTAGGTTTTGCGGCACGTGGTTGGACAGAAAATAAACAATTAGAAAAAGAAATTATTTGGGACATGGAATTGTGATATGCAACAAGAAGTAGGTCCTCTTCATGTATTAAGTTGTTTATTTTTCTTTGTTCCAATTTTAAATATTATTATATTTATTATATATTTATTAGTGAGAAAACATGAAAACTCTAAATGAAGTTATACAAGCATATACATTATGTGAAAGATGTAAAGCAGAAGATTGTGAAATTTGTCCTTATTATGATAAGGATGAAGAAGATTGTAGAAGTAATGATAGAGATTTTGATTCCTTCTATTGGTTGAAACAATATAAAGAATATAGAGATGAATATTTAAATAAAATAGAAGTTTTGCGGCAAACCTTAGAAGTGGTAAAATATCCTGATCCATTACCTTTGGAATTTTTACCCTTAAAAAAGGGTAAACCCGTATGGATAAAGTTTATGGGTGTGTATAGCGGTTTAAGTAGATGGGCAATTATTACTCGTATTGAAGAAGATAAAATATGTTTTACAGCAAGTGATGGTGTAGATGGTTATAATGGTTACTTATATAAGAGGGATATGGGTAAAGAATGGGAAGTGTACAATAAAGAAATAAAATAATATGGATAGATGTGATATTTGTATAAATAACAATTTGAATAATTGTAAATATTGCGATTTAGGAAATCCATGTTTAAATTGTGAAGATTATGATATTGAAAATGATAAATGTAAAAGTAATGGAGCATGTGGAGAAATAAATAATTATGAAAGTGTATGATGTATTTCAAGAAGAGTGGATTTCAGAAAATGAAATTGATATTATTGCACCTCCTGAAAGATATATTTATGTTGATATTCCTAACCTTGAGTCGCAAGATAAGCACAAAAGTTTAGATATGGTTGTTACTGCAGTTGAACTTTGTACTAGTAATAGACCAAAAGTTTGTGAACATTGTCCTTATGATGGAACGATTTGTGTAGATGTCTTGTTAAAAGATGTTAAATACTATCTTGAGCGATATAAAAGGAGCTTATATGGATAAACCTATTATAGAATCTATATTCACCTACAAAGGTTATAAATGTTGTGTCTTGTTTATGCCGTTAGGACATAGATGTGGATATGTGCTGGTGCCGCACTACCATATTTGTTGTGGACAAAATTACAAAGATATTCCTATAAAGTGCCATGGGGATCTTATATATTCTTCTCACAGACTTATGGATACAGAATATTACGGATGGTGGATTGGTTTTGATTGTGGGCATAGGGGTGATATGCCGGATAGGGAATCACAAACACGTTATTTTGGAGAAGTTAAACAAAATCCATTTTTCAATATGTTAAACTTTATGCTAGGAGATTATGGAGAATTTGGCACTGTAAAGAATTTAGATTTTTGTGTACAAGAATGTAAGAATATTGTAGAACAGTTGATAGAGTTAGAGTGATGAAAGATAATATACAGGGTATATTGTTTATATGTTGTGTTTTATTTCCTATGGCGGCAATTGTAGTTTTGCTGTATAGTTGGGCAGAAGCTTTTATTAAAAATAAATACATACATAAACACAATAAAAAATAGGGTATGCTTTTTCGGCATACCCTATTTGTGTTTATACACATCTTTATGTGTATATCAAGAAGAAAAAATATGTATTATCAATCACTCTCTAAGAGGGATTGTTATTTTCGGTAAGTAGATACAATTCGCGCGTTATTTAACATCGCGCGGAGCGAAGAAAATAAATTTTTTTATTGTAATTTGGAAAAAAATTCATTTTTTTTTTATTTTTTTTTATTTTTTTTTATTTTTTTTTTTTTTTTTTTTTTTTTTTTTTTTTTTTTTTTATTTTTTTTTTTATTTTTTTTTTTTTTTTTTTTTTTTTTTTT